CGATATCTTGACAGAATTATGGACGCGGCCGAAAAATCGGAGAAAAACGCTTAATACCCGCATAGAAAGCCAGTTTAGGGGCGGCCGAAAAAATGCAAGATCTTAACCTTGGAAAAGGCGGTGACTATCATCGACCTGGAAACATTGGAACAGGAGCGGGTGCGTATCTTACGCGAGCGCATAGAGATCAATGAGCGCTTAATCCACAAGACCGGGAAAAAGCGCAGGGAGGCAAAAGCGGAGTTGAGGGATCTTAATGCACAGTATGAAGCGGTGTGCCGGGAGATAAGTCTTTTGAAGGGGTGATTTTGTGGGAGAAAAAAAGAATAGCGCTGCAAAGTCACGCGGCAATCCCAAACGGTTTCGCTCGGGAGAACAGCTAATAGAACTGTTCAATCAATTTTGCATTTGGGTCAAAGAAAATGATTTTCAGACAATCCCGAGCCAGACCCGGTTTTGTGAATGGTTGGCGAGAGAATACACGCAAACAGACCGCAGAACGATTTATAATGCCCTGAACAAATACTTTCCCACTGTTAAAAGGGATTTTGAAAAGCTCCAGTCCGACACCATGACGGAAGGGGCCATGACGGGGAAGTATAACCCCACCATGACCATCTTCGCATTGAAAAACTGGTGTGAGTGGAAAGATAAGCAGGAAACCGAGATATCCGGCAAGGATGGCGGGGTAATCAAAATCGCCCTGTCAGATGAGGTAAAGGATTATGCCGGTTAAGCTGATCGCCCCGCCCAACGAGAAGCAAAAGGAATTTTTCCTTGCCCGCAGCCGGTTTGTGGCATATGGCGGATCACGTGGCGGCGGCAAAAGTTGGGCGGTGCGCAAGAAAGCGATCCTCATGGCGGTGAACTATCCGGGCATCCGCATGCTGCTCTTGCGGCGGACCTTCCCGGAGCTAAGGGAAAATCACATTCTGCCGCTCATGACCGACCTTGCAGGGATCGCGCAGTATAAAGAGAGCGAAAAGGCGTTCATCTTCCCCAACGGTTCCCGTTTGCGGTTTGGCTACTGCGACGGCGAAGCGGATGTGCTGCAATACCAGGGACAGGAATTTGACGTTATCTTCATCGACGAAGCGACGCAGTTCACCAAGTTCCAATACGACACCCTGACGGCCTGCCTGCGCGGTGCAAACCCTTTCCCGAAGCGGATGTATCTCACCTGCAATCCGGGCGGCGTAGGGCATGAATGGGTCAAACGCCTGTTTATCACCAAACGGTACGAAAACGGCGAGAACCCAGAGGATTACACCTTCATTGCGGCCAGGGTATACGACAATAGGGCCTTGGTTGAACAGGATACCGGCTATGTGAAGATGCTGGAAAACCTGCCGGAGGATCTCAGGCGGGCATGGCTGGATGGCGACTGGAATGTCTTTGCCGGGCAGTTCTTCAAGGAGTTTCGCACCGACATCCATGTACAGGAACCCTTCCAGCTTCCGGCACATTGGAAGCGATATATCACCATCGACTATGGACTGGACATGCTGGCGGCATACTGGATTGCGGTGGACGAGCAGATGAACGCCTATGTCTACAAGGAAGCTTATCAAAGCGGATTGATTATTTCGGACGCTGCAAAGCGCATCCGGGAGCTAAGCGGGACGGATGAAATCTATCTGACGCTTGCGCCGCCAGACCTGTGGAACCGGCGGCAGGAGACCGGCAAGAGCGCAGCGGACCTGTTTTTAGAAAACGGCGTGCAGCTCACCAAGACGAACAACAGCCGGGTGGACGGCTGGCTTGCGGTCAAGGAATGGCTAAAGCCCTTCGACGATGAACAGGGGTTGCGTCGGGCACGCCTGCGGATCTTCCCAAATTGCGAAAACCTCATCCGGACGCTTCCGGCGGTGCAGTATGATCCCAAAAACCCAAACGACGTGGCGAATGAACCGCATGAACTGACCCATGCACCGGACGCCTTGCGAGGCTTCTGCATCTACTGGACAACGGCAGCAGAAAAGCCGCAAGCAGGCAAGGTCAAATGGACACCCGACCAGTGGGAGGACTACCAGGGCGCGAGCGAAGCGGGACGCGCCTACCTGATCGAGAAATGGGGGAATCCGTTTTGATATCTAAACTCTTGCGAAAGGGGGCAAACATACTGGATAAGCGAAAAGAGCAGGACAAGCTCAGTCTGTGGCAGGAACGGTTATCGCGCAACAAGGCGCTGGCCCCGACCGTGCTCTACGACCAGCGGGAGGCGCTGTATGCGGGGACAAAGGAGATAGACGGTGTTTCCGGCAAGCCCGCGCAGAAGGCAAGCTATGTGCGCAACATCGTGGCGGAGCTGGTGGAAGCGCAGGTGGATTCCAACATTCCGCAGCCAAAGGTGACTGCAAGGCATAAACGCCATGAACCGCTGGCAAACCTCATTGAAAACATGCTGCGCAACGAGCTGGACAGGCTCCCATTCGAGACGCTCAACGACGAGCAGGAGCGCACCACGCCGATCCAGGGCGGGTCATTGTTTCTTTGTGAGTGGGACAGCCGCCGGAGTACGCATCAAACAGTGGGCGAACTGGCGATATCGCTTTTGCACCCAAAGCAGGTCATCCCACAGGCTGGGGTTACCGAGATCCGGGAGATGGATTACATCATCCTGCAGGTGGCGCAGACCAAAGAGGCGATCAAACGCCGGTATGGCGTAGATGTGACCGACGAGAGCGAAAGTGCGCCGGACACACGCGGCGCGGGGATGGACCCGGCACGGGACATAGTGACCCAGAACATCGCCTATTACCGCAACAAGCAAGGCGGGATCGGGCGCTTTAGCTGGGTTAACGACGTGGTTCTGGAGGACTATGCGGACTACCAGGCGCGGCGATTGCACAGATGTAAAAAATGCGGCGAAAACGGAAATGGAAAACAGTGCGTCTACTGCGGCTCCCGGTCGTTCGAGGAAGTGACCGAGGAATATGAAACGCTGGCTGAAGATGCGGAGAAATCGGACGGCACAGTAATCCCGATGGATTCCGGCGAAACGGACGAATACGGCTTGCCGGTTCCCACCCGGATACCGCGCTACAAACCGGACGCGTTCCCGCTGGTGCTGCGCCGCAACGTCTCGGTTTTCGGGCAGTTTTTGGGCGACAGCGACGTGGACAAGATCCGCGACATGCAAAACGAGATCAAAAAGCTTGACACCAAGATCGACGAAAAGCTCACCAAGGGCGGCAGCTATGTGACGCTCCCCAAGGGCGTATATGTCCGCAAGGACGATACGGAATTGAAGGTATTGGAGCTCGAAAACCCCGCGCAGAAGCAGATGGTGGACGTCCTCAATATACAGCCCGATGTTGGAAACGACATGGGCCGCGTGGAGAACGCCTATCAAAGCGCGCGGCAGATCATCGGGATCACCGACAGCTTCCAGGGGCGGCGGGACACAACCGCCACCAGCGGGAAGGCGAAGGAATTCGCGGCGGCACAGTCTGCCGGACGGCTCGAAAGCAAGCGCGTAATGAAGAACGCGGCCTATGCCCAGCTGTTTGAACTCATGTTCAAGTTCATGCTCGCCTATGCGGATGAACCGCGCCCTGTGACCTCCAAGGACAGCCAGGGCAACGTCGAGTACGGTGTGTTCAACCGCTATGACTTCTTAGAGCAGGATGACGCGGGCCAATGGTATTGGGTGGATGACTTCCTCTTTTCCTGCGATACCTCCGCGCCGCTCGCCAACAACCGCGAGGCGATGTGGCAGGAAACCCGCATGAATTTCCAACAGGGCGCTTTCGGGGACCCGGCCAGCATCGACACCCTGATCCTGTTCTGGACGAAGATGGAGCTTTTACACTATCCCGGCGCGGGAGATACCAAGACCTATTTGCAAAACCAGAAGGAGGTGCAGCAGCATGGAATGCCCGAAATGCCCGGTGCAGGCCCAGATCAGCAGGGTTTATACCAAGGTGGAGGGGGACAGCTCCCCGGATACCCCAACGCGGGTCTATACGGTGCAGGAAATAACCTGCATGAACCCACAATGCCCTAATTTTAACCGCGTGATCAATACGGTCATGCATCTTGATTATGATTCCAGTGCGAAAGGTGGTGAATAGCATGACAGAAAAAAGCGGATATTCCGGTAAAATCTCGAACAAGGGCGCGCAGCAGGTGAAAGCGCCGTACCCACAGGGCGGCAGCGGCAAGAACACCGTCAAGACCGGCGGCGACCTGAGAAGCAAAAAGACCGGGAAATGACACGCTTCCCGGCTTCGCCGGAGCGCCCTACGGGCGACGCGTGTTCAAAGAGGGCTACATGCCCCCTTTGGATTCCCCGAAGGGTGTCGTCTGCGACGACCCGCCGCCTGCGTCGGCGGATTTGGAATAAGGAATCGAACAGCACCCCACCAATACGCATGGGAAAAGCGCAAAAATCCCGGCTGAGAAAGGACTATCATGGAAGATTTTTTGAATATGGAAGGCGCAAACGAGCAGGAAGCCGCCGACCCTGCAATGGAGCCGGGCACAGAACCGGGGAATATGGACGATCCTGCCAATGAGCCGGAAAAAGGCGTAAACGAGGCTGAACCCGCCGGACAGCCGCCGGAGGAACGCGCGCAGTATGCCGCCGCCCGTCGCGAAGCGGAGACAAGGATGCGCATGATGCAGGAACGGATGGAAACCCTGGCGCGGGCGCGCGGTTTTTCCAGCTTTGAAGAGCTGGAACGGGCCGTACAGCAGCAGGAAGCGGAGCATAAGCGCCAGCAATACATAGAACAGTATGGGATCGACCCGCAGGCGATTGCGCCGGTGGTGCGCGAGGCGGTCAGCCAGAACCCCATTGTACAGGAAGCGCGGCAGGTGATTGAGCAGAACAAGGCGCGGCAGTTTGAGGGATGGAGACAGGCGCAGGTGGACGAGCTTGTAAAACAGTTCCCGGACGCGGGCGTAAAATCCTTTTCGGATATTGCAAACCTTCCGAACGCGCAGGAAGTGCTATCACTTTGGGGCAGGGGCATCCCGCTCGCCAAGGCTTATGCAGCGGCCAACCTTGATACCATTGCCGGAAAAAAGGCGGCAGCGGCAAAGCAGGCGGCGATCAACGCGATCAACGGGCGTTCCCACATGACGGCAACCGCAGGCGGTGCAGGGGAATCTGTAGAGATTCCGCCGGACAAACTGGCGGAATTTAAACGCTGGAACCCCGGAGCGACCGACACGGAGATTCAGAAATTTTACCAGAGACATCTATAAGGAGATGAAAATATGGCTTTCAAACTGAGAAAATCGGACGTGCAGAGCACGCCTCCGATGGAATATCTTCCGGTGACAACGGATGAAACCTACACCGTGGGCGAAGCGCTCGTTCTGGCGAGCGGCGCTGTAACCAAATGCGGCGCGACCGCAGCTCCGGCCTTTATTGCGGCTGGATCAGAGCCTGTAAACGGCGGGCTTCCGGTGTGGCGGGTGCAGAAATACATGATCTTCGAGGTTCCGCTTTCAGCGGAGGGAACAGCTCTAAAAATTGGCGATAAGGTTACCCTGCATACCGATGGCCTGCAGGTGACCGCGACCACCACAAGCGGCGTTGCGGAGATTGCCGCGATTGACGGGACTGCGATCGGGGACACCGTGGCAGTCCGATTCTAAGGGGGGATAGAGATGGCAGGCATTACATTCAGCAAGGGGTCAGGCCTGAACGAATCAATCTATGGAAAGAGCGCCGAACCCATTATGATGTTTATTGAGAAGAAAGCGGAAGCCTTTGAACAGAAGGCGATTGCGCCGCTGATCTTCAAGGAAAGCACCTCGAAGAACTTTGCGGAAAAGATCACTTCGATGACTTCCATGAACGGCTTCCAGCCGGTAGGTGAGGGTGGTGCATATCCGAAGGACGAGATGCAGGAGGGCTTTGACAAGATCCTTGAGCATGAGACCTGGAAGGATCAGTTCGTCATCACCCGCGAGATGGTGGAGGACGCGAAGCTCTTAGACATGAACAAAAAGCCGCTCGGCTTCGTGAACGGCTACTACCGCACCCGCGAGCAGTTCGCGGCGGCGCTTCTGGCGGGCGGCATTTCCGGAACTTCCGTGGCCTTTGGCGGGAAAAGCTTCTCAACCGCAGGCGCGGACGGGAAGGCGGTCTTTGCGACCGATCATCCGGCAAAGGTGAAGGGCGCTGCACAGTCGAACAAGTTTTCGGATGCGTTTTCGAACGCAGCGCTCGGGAAGCTCGAAACCCGGATGCAGAACTTCACCGACGACAATAGGAATATTCTGGCGGTCACGCCCAATACCATCGTTATTCCGAACGACGCGGGGCTCAAAAACGATGTGTTCGAGGCGATTGGCGCGGACAAGGACCCGGATACCAGCAATAACGGCTTCAACTACCAGTATGGCAGATGGAGCGTCATTGTATGGCCGTATCTCAACCAGTACCTTGCTTCCGGCGTGAAGCCGTGGATTCTGATGGATTCCACCTACAATGAGGAAGTGGGCGGTGCGCTCTGGCTCGACCGCGTGAAGCTCGAGGTCAAGACCTGGGTGGACAACAATAACGACAACAACGTGTGGAACGGCTACGCGCGTTTCATTGCCGGTTTTGCAGACTGGCGGTTTGCCGCTGTCGGCGGAATCACCGGCGCGACCGCGCTTTAAGGCATGAGAAAAGGCCCGTCCGGGATGGGCGGGCCTTCATTTTGGGAAGATTATACAATATCTGCCAATTTCTATCCACGCGCTCCACATGGAGGGCGACCATTTTTATTGTACCGCGTCCAAATAAACGTGTCAAGCCAGGAGGAGAACATAAAATGACCTGGAAAGAGATTAAAATAGCGGCCTTGCAGCGGATGTTTGCCATTCCCGGCGACGATATCGTGATGGACGATACCACCCAGCCGTATTTGCTTTCGATGCCTGCTGCGGCGAATGAAGCGTTACAACTCCTGTCCACGGCGGGAAAGTTCCTCATCAAATACCATGAGCTTGAGCAGGACGGGACGCAGAAGGGTATCCAGCGCTACGACCTGCGGGCGCTTTGCGAAAGTTTTTATTCAGTGAAGGATAACCAGATCTTCGTTGAGGACGAAAACGGCTACCGGCAGGAAACCGGCTTTGTCTTTGAGGGGGATAGTATCCTCGTCCTTCCCGGCGAGCGGGCGGGGAAATGGAGGATCTACTACAACGCCTATCCCGTGGAGATCGTGAAGGACACGCCGGACGACTACGAACTGCCGCTCGACCCCGAGGTGGCGGTGCTCATCCCGCTTTATATCGCCTCCCAGCTCTACAAGGACGATGACATCTCCCAATCGGTGCAGTTCCGAAATGAGTTCGAGACGGCACGGGAGGAACTGCGCGGGGCGGTTACCCCGGTGGTGCAGACCGAATTCGTAAGCAAAAGGGGCTGGTGGTGATGGCGCAGTTTAAAATCCCGAGCGGGCCGGATATCTCGATCCTCAATATTGAAAACCTCAAGGGGGTAGACCTCTACAACTCCCCGTCGAACGTGGAGAACTACCGCAGCCCGGACGCGCCAAACATGATCCGGGACGTTCCGGGCAAGGTGCGCAAGCGGATGGGCTACCACCTGACGGAAACCTACGACGGGCGGATTAACGGGGTACATAAGCTCGTGGACGACAGCGGCGAGCACATCATCATCCACGCCGGGACAAAGCTCTACCTGAACGGTGAGGCCATTTATACGGAAATGAACGATGTCCGTTCCAAGGCGTATCAGCTGAAAAAGAAGCTCTATATTCTGGATGGAAAGAAATTTCTGGCCTACGGCGAGTTTGAGGAAGAAGGCGTGAAGGCCTATGCCGTGAAGCCGGTTTCCGAAAAGGCCTATGTCCCAAAGATCATCATATCCCGCGACCCGGAGGGCGGGGGAACGGCGCTGGAACCAATCAACCTGCTCGGCTCCAAATGGACGGAGAGCTTCTATGGAAAGTCTAGTGTGACAAAGTACCAGCTCAGCTACGGCAATCTCGATGAAACGAAGGTCACGGCGAAGAAAATGACCTCTTCCGGCGTGTGGAAGGACCTTGTGGAGGCCACCGATTTCACCGTTGACCGGGAGAAAGGGCTCGTCACCTTCACCTCCGCGCCCGGCGCAACGCCTGTATCCGGGCAGGACAATGTGGAGATCACCGCCTCCCGGCTTTGGGGGGAATGCGAATATAAAACTGAGGAATTCACGGGGACGGGAAGCCAGAAGGATTTCGTTCTGACAACCGCAGTCGGGGATGAAAAGCTGACCGCAACCGTGGGGGACAAAAAGTATACGGAGGGCGACGGCTTCACGGTGAAGCGGACCACCAAGACCGTGACCTTCACCACCGCGCCCGCCAAGGACGCCACCGTGAAGATCACCTACAAGGCGTTCTCTTACGCCTACGCGGATAAGATTAACCACTGCGACATCGCGGTGCTCTACGGTGTAAATGGAGCGTCCGACCGGCTGTTTGTGACGGGCAACCCCAAATATCCGAACTACGACTGGTATTCGGAGATGAACGACCCGACCTATTTCGGGGATCTCTGGTATTCGGTCATCGGGCAGGACAGCTCCCGGATTCTCGGCTATTCAATCGTGAACGACCGGCTGGCGGCGCACAAGGACGAAGGGGACGACGGGCGAAACATTGTCCTACGGTATGGGTCCCTGCAAAATGAAAAAGCGGCCTTCCCGATCGTGGGGGCTTTGCAGGGGGCGGGGGCGCTTGGAAAGTACACCTTCGCGTATCTTTCCTCCGAACCGGTATTTCTGACGCGGCTGGGGGTATATGCGATCACGCCCGCCGACATCACCGGCGAACGGTACGCGCAGAACCGGAGCTTCTATATCAACAAGGCATTGCAGGAGGAAGCGAACCCGGAGGAGGCGTATGGATTTTCTTACAAGGATTTCTACCTGCTTTCCCTGAATGGTACGGTATATCTTCTGGATGGGTTACAAAAGACCTATGAGAAGAACCAGCCGTATTCGGTCTATCAGTATGAGTGCTATTACTGGACGGGGATCAATGCACGTATCCTGTGGGAGCAGGACGGGGCGCTCTGCTTTGGCACCGACGACGGGAAGATCATGCGGTTTTTTACAGATCCGGAGGCGCAGGACAGCTACAACGATAACGGCCAGGCGATCCTTTCCCATTGGGATCTGCCGGATATTGACGGGAAGTATTTTTATAAGAACAAGACCTTCCGGTATATTGCGGTGCGGCTGGCTTCGGCCATCGCGACCGGCGTGAAGCTCAAGGTGCAGAAAAAGGGTATCTGGTATGACTTGTGGGATTCCGGGGGAAAAGCGCGGTATTTCGATTTCAGCTACATTGATTTTGGAAAGCTCTCTTTTTCCGGGGACCGTACGCCGCGTACCCTGGGGCGAAAAATCAAGATCAAAAAGGTGGATAAAGCACGGTTTCGGCTGGAAAACAACGAGTTGAACGAGCCGTTCGGAATCTATAACATCGCGCTCGAATTCGTGGAAGATAAGAACTATAAGGGGTGATTTGGTGGCGATTGCAGATAGGAAGATCACAGATGAACAAATAACCACATACGGTGTAGTTTCGCAGCCGGATGTTCTTTCAGGAACCCCAGCGGCTAATAAGGCTGTATTTGACAAACTGATAAGGGATTCTATCAAAGCAAACTATAACGGGCTGATTGACGCGCTCACGTCCACGACTGGCGCAAATGAAATCGGAGCACAGGTCACGGGCATAACCGGTCAGACGGTGCAGCTCATTTTGTCGGCTTTAAAGGTGCTGGTGGACGACTGCTACACCAAAGCGGAGAGTGACACGATTCTGGGGACGAACACAAACACCCTGCTTGCAAATGTCGCGCTGGATGATGCGGGCGTGTGGACCTTCACCCGCAAGGACGGCACGACGGTCATCTACGACACGAAGCTTGAAAAGATCGCGGTGAACTTCACGCTGGACGGGGACTACCTGGTATTGCACCATGACGACGGGACGGCTGACCGGGTGAGTATCGCGGCATTCCGGGATCATCACCAGTTTGCGGACAGCGACACAATTTCATGGAGCTACACCGGGGACGAGAACAACCGCACCTTCACGGCGACCATCCGTCCGAACAGTATCACTTTGGAAGTGTTGGCGGTGGACGCGGTGACGGAGATCCAGACGAATGCAACGGCGGCGCAGCAGAGTGCAGCAGCGGCACAGGCGAGTAAAGATGCGGCAGCGGCTTCGGCCAATACAGCGCAGGCTGGGGCGAATACGGCAACCTCCAAAGCCTCCGAAGCGTCCACAAACGCGGTACTTTCCCAGAGCTACGCAAAGGGCGGCACAGGCACCCGCGCAGGCGAGGACACCGACAATGCGAAGTTCTATAAGGAGCAGGCCGCGCAGGTATCCTCCACGGCGGTTGCGGCGGCGCAGACAGCGGCCAGTGAGGCGAACCGGGCAAAGAGCGAGGCAGACCGGGCGGCGGAGATTGTGGGCGGGGATTACGCGACAAGGACAGAGCTGGAAACCGGCCTTGCGGGGAAAGTGGATGTTGTAACCGGCAAGGGCCTGTCCACGAACGACTACACGACCGAAGAGAAAACCAAGCTCACGGGGATTGCAGAGAACGCGAACAACTATGTCCATCCGGCCACGCACAGTGCACAGATGATTGACGAGACGGATACGAGGAAGTTTGTCACGCCCGCTGAAAAAGCGGCGTGGAATGGCAAGGCTGAAAAGTCTGTCACCTATACTACCGCACTCACCACCGCAGGCTGGCAAGGTGCAGCGGCACCTTACACGCAGACGGTTGCGGTCGCGGGCATCCTCGTAACGGATACGCCACACTATACCGCCGTGTACAGCGGGACGAACGACCAGAAGATCGCGC